GGACGCTGGCTGCGCGATAAAGCGCCGACAATGCACGCGCTAAATAGTCAGGGCCTAAGCCGGCGGCGGCGTATTTAACGCACAATGCAACTTCGCGTGATTCTGATTTAGTCATAATAGTTTGCCTTTACTGTAGTTTAGAAATTACCGGCGTTTTGTCGCGCGGTGAATGTATTGTAAGCGATTCTTTTACACTGTAAACAACTATTTTACAGTTATGCAAAAATTGCATAACCTTGGGTCATTTGGGTCGCGCTTAGGTTATGCATTCGCGCTGCGATGACCCAAGCGCTGGCGCCCGCGAATACTGGGAATTTATATGCTTTGGGTCATTTGGGTCATTGTTTATAGATAACATCAATAATTTATATACTGTATATAAAGACAGTGTAACGATAGGTTGACGGGTCTACCGGCGCCAATTTTAAAACGATGACCAAATGACCCAAATGACCCAAAGCCGGGGAATTCCCTGGGCGCCAGATCTGCGCTTTTTGGGTCATTTGGGTCACATAAAAAACAATGACCCAAATGACCCAATGACCATGGCCACTGGCGCCAGCTTGCAATTTAAAACCGTGACCCAAATGACCCAAATGACCCAAATGACCATGGCACGCCGGCCCGCGCGGTTATGCTGGCGCCAGCGCGCAGCATGCGCGCGCCTACCGGTGGCCGCGCGGCCGGCCGGCATGCGGCGCCATGGCCGGTGGCATTCAGGCCGAGGGGGAGGGGGTAGGGCCGGCGGCACAGGGCCAGCAGAAACGTACGGGCCGTGAACAAAATTTTTTTTTTGCTACAATTCACAAACGTGCAACCGCATGGAGAATTCATGTTCTATTCAATTCCATTCACACCGCGCAATGTGCAGGCAACAGAGTCGCGCTTAAAAGCGGTGTACGACGCCGCCAAACTTGGCCTCAAAGGCGACACGCTAGCGCTGGCCGCCGGCATGCTTCCCACCGAATACCGACAACTTACGCAACTTGACCCCGTGGTTGAGATGGCCGCGCAAAAAGGCAAAGCCGACGCTGAGATAGAAATGGCCAACATCGTCAGGGCCGCCGCGCTAGATGGCGACGCTAAGATGGCGCTAGAAGTCTTAAAGCACCAGCACGGCTGGGTGGCCAAGCAAGCCATATCTGTTGAGGTGGATCAGCGCATATCAATCACTGGCGCATTGGCCGAAGCCGAAAGGCGCGTATTAGATGTGAGCGACGCAACAATCATAGAACCGACTACACATGCAATCGACCATATACAGCGCTGAAGACGAACAGGAATTGATGGCGCGGCTGTGGGCGCCACATATCAAAGACAACCCACTGGCGTTTGTAATGTACGCGTTTCCTTGGGGTCAGCCTGGCACACCGCTGGAACATTTCAAAGGCCCACGCAAATGGCAGCGTGAGGTCTTACAACATATTGCAGACCACATTACACAGAACAAAGGTCAAATAGACTTCAACACCCTACGCCATGCTGTCTCATCTGGACGGGGTATTGGTAAGTCGGCCTTGGTGTCATGGATCACAATCTGGATGCTATCCACGCGAATTGGCTCAACAACCATTATTTCGGCTAACTCGGAGAGCCAGCTTAGATCAGTCACTTGGGCCGAAATAACCAAGTGGCTGGCCATGTCCCTTAACAGCCACTGGTTTGAGGTGAGCGCCACCAGACTGATGCCGGCTAAGTGGCTCACGGAATTGGTCGAGCGTGATCTTAAGAAGGGCACGCGCTACTGGGGCGTCGAGGGGCGGCTCTGGTCAGCCGAAAATCCCGACGCTTATGCGGGTGTCCACAACTTCGACGGTGTGCTGGTCGTGTTTGACGAGGCGTCGGGTATCGACGACAGCATCTGGGCTGTGACGGCGGGTTTCTTTACCGAGAACACGCCCAACAGGTTCTGGATGGCGTTCTCCAACCCACGGCGCAACACGGGGTACTTCTACGAGACGTTTAACAGCAAACGTGGCTTTTGGACGACCAAGGTGGTTGACGCCCGCACGGTCGAGGGTACAGACAAGCAGGTGTATCAGGGCATCATCGACGAGTATGGGCCAGATTCATCACAGGCGCACGTCGAGGTGTACGGTCAGTTCCCCTCTGAGGGCGACGATCAGTTCATACCGGCCAACATTGTGGACGAAGCAATGAAGCGGCCTAAGTACCAAGACGAGTCAGCGCCGATTGTGATCGGTGTTGACCCTGCTAGGTTCGGCGCGGATGCGACAGTGATCGCCATCAGGCAGGGGCGGGATATTGTGCGGATTGACCGGCACAGAGGCGACGACACCATGACGGTAGTAGGTCATATTATTGAGGTGATTGAAGAGTTCAAGCCTACGCTGGTGGTGATTGACGAAGGCGGGCTGGGCGCCGGCATTGTGGACAGGCTCAAAGAGCAGCGCTACAAAATCAAGGGCATCAACTTTGGCAACAAGTCAAAGAATCCCATCATGTATGGAAACAAAAGGGCTGAAATGTGGGGGTCGATGAAAGATTGGCTCAAAACGGCTTCAATTCCGCTTGACAGATTTCTCAAAACTGATCTAATTTCGCCTATGATGAAGCCCGACTCTAAGGGTACAATCTTCTTAGAGTCAAAAAAGGACATGAAAGCACGGGGCTTGGCCTCACCAGACGCGGCAGACGCGATCTGTGTGACGTTTGCATACCCTGTGGCTCACCGTGAGGCGCGTGAACCCACGCAGCGCCGCATGTATTCGGACAGAAGCGTGGTGACTACTTCTTGGATGGGGTCGTAATGGCTAAAAAAGGTGTGTCTTTAAGCGTCGGCCGCGGCGAAAAGTTGCCCGTATCTAAAGGTGCTGGCTTGACCGCTAAAGGCCGCGCTAAGTACAACGCCGCCACTGGTTCTAACCTCAAAGCACCAGCGCCCAATCCTAAGACCAAAGCAGATCAGGGGCGAAAAGATTCATTTTGTGCAAGAATGGGCGCAGTAGCGGCCAACGCCAAAGACGGTGAACGCGCTAAAGCAGCTCTTAAACGATGGAAGTGTTAGTATGAAAAAGCCCGGACTTTATGCAAATATCGCGGCAAAACGTGAGCGCATAGCCGCTGGTTCTAAAGAAAAGATGCGCCAGCCAGGCGCTAAGGGCGCACCGACTGCCAAGGCGTTCAAAGAGTCTGCCAAAACAGCAAAGAAAAAATGAATTTACCAGTGCTGCCCCAAGACAAAGCCAACCACGCAGTTTATGGCGCGGTTATCGCAGCCATAGTGTCGATTGTGGGGCTTCCACTGGCTTTATTGGTGGTCGCGGGCTTTGCCATTGGTAAAGAGGTGTACGATTGGCGTCAAAACAAGCAGCCAGAGATGCTGGACGCCGCCGCGACTGTTTGTGGCGGTTTGTTAGTTCTTGCGCCTCAGTTTATCAATAGGGGTTTTTAATGGCAGATCCAACAGGCATGGTCGCCGCAGCTAACGTAGCTGCTGGTGGCAAACCACCTAAATCTAATTCAGACATTCTGACAACTGCCCGTGCGCGGCTGGATATGGCTGTCTCTGCGCTTGCAGAATCACGCGAAGATGAGATAGATGACTTGCGTTTTTATGCTGGCTCACCTGACAACCACTGGCAGTGGCCTGCTGACGTACTGGCCACCCGTGGCGCGGTGCAGGGTCAGACAATCAACGCACGGCCAACGCTTACGATTAACAAACTGCCGCAGCACGTTCGTCAAGTGACGAATGACATGCGTCAGAACCGCCCAGGCGCCAAGGTCATCCCCGTAGATGACAACGCTGACGTGGAAGTGGCAGACATTTTCAACGGCATGATTCGCCACATTGAGTATATGAGTGACGCTGATGTGGCCTATGACACAGCGTGTGAAAACCAAGTCGCCTACGGCGAGGGGTACATCACCCTGATGACCGAGTATTGCGACGAGAACACGTTTGACCAAGACATTAAGATTGGCCGTGTGCGTAACTCGTTCTCGGTGTACATGGACCCTTTGATCCAAGACCCAACGGGTGCAGATGCGACTTATTGTTTTATCACTGAAGACTTGACCAAAGCAGAGTACGAGCGCCAATACCCAGACGCTGCGCCTATCTCGACACTTCAATCCCTTGGTGTGGGTGATCAGTCGATTAGTAATTGGCTCAACGAAGACACGGTGCGCATTGCTGGTTACTACTACATTGAGTACGACACCACCAAACTGAACTTGTACCCTGGCAATCAATCGGCCTTTGAAGGTACGCCTGAAGACAAGATGCTCAAAGACATGTTTGGCAAGCCCATCAAGTCACGCGAGTCTGAGCGTCCACGGGTTAAGTATTGCAAGATCAACGGGTATGAGATTCTTGAAGAAAAAGAATGGGCTGGCAAGTGGATTCCAGTTATCCGCGTGGTGGGTAATGAGTTTGAGGTGGATGGCCGCCTCTATGTCAGCGGCCTAGTCAGAAACGCCAAAGATGCCCAGCGCATGTACAACTATTGGGTTAGCCAAGAAGCTGAGATGCTGGCTTTGGCGCCTAAAGCACCTTTCATTGGCTATGGTGGCCAGTTTGAGGGCTATGAGGACAAGTGGAAGACGGCAAACACAAACAATTGGCCGTACCTTGAGGTCAATCCAGACGTTACAGACGGCCAAGGTGCGGTCTTGCCACTACCCCAGCGTGCCCAGCCGCCAATGGCTTCTAGCGGTCTATTGCAGGCCAAAGCAGGCGCATCTGAGGACATTAAGTCCACAACGGGTCAATATAACGCCAGTTTGGGCATGGGTTCTAACGAGCGCTCAGGTAAAGCCATTTTGGCACGCCAACGCGAGGGTGATGTGGGCACATACCACTACGGTGACAACCTGACCCGTGCGGTAAGGCACGTTGCCCGTCAGCTTGTTGACCTAATCCCTAAGATTTACGACACACAACGTATCGCTCGAATCATTGGTGAAGACGGCGAAACAAAGATGGTCAAGATCAACCCTGACCAGCCGCAACCCGTGAACAAGATTGTCAATGAGCAGGGTATTGTGATTGAGAAAATCTACAACCCCGGCGTCGGCAAGTACGACGTGGTGGCTACCACTGGCCCAGGCTACGCAACCAAGCGCCAAGAGGCGCTAGAAGCCATGGCTCAACTGCTACAGGGTAATCCCCAACTGTGGCAAGTGGCTGGCGACTTGTTTGTGAAGAACATGGACTGGCCTGGCGCCCAAGAAATGAGCAAGCGCTTTGCCAAGACGATTGATCCCAAGTTCTTGTCGGACGGCGACGAAGATCCAGCATTGCAAGCTGCCCAGCAACAGATTCAAGCCATGGGCGCTGAGATGGAGCAGATGCACCAGATGATCCAGAATGTTGGCAAGTCTATTGAAATGCAAGACATGGAACGCAAGGACTTTGAGGCTCAGATCAAACTTTATGATGCTGAAACCAAACGAATTGCAGCAGTGCAGGCGGGTATGACTGAAGAGCAGATTCAAGACATTGCCATGGGCGTGGTTGCTGCGGCCATGGAGTCGCAAAACATCGTCAACCAGATGCCTGATATGCGCGAAGAGTCCATGCCCATGGAAATGATGCCGCCAGAACAAATGATGCCTCCACAAGGAATGCCACAATGAAAGCAAATGAATTTTTAGGCTTGCTGTTTTTGGCGCGGGATGTTGCACATTCTGTGCATCTGAACACACGCAGCTTTAGCAAGCACGAAGCGCTCAATATCTTCTACAACCGCATTATTGGTGCGGCTGATGACTTTGCCGAAGCCTACCAAGGACGGTATGGTTTAATTGGCCCAATTACCTTGAATTCGGCTAAGAAAACGGCCAATGTGGTTGAGTTTTTAGAAGATTCACTTGCTGAAATTGAAGCCGCAAGATACGATGTGTGTGATAAATCTGATTCATCGTTGCAACAATTGATAGATAATATTGTTGAAATTTACCTCCGCACGTTATACAAGTTAAAATTCTTGGCATAAGGATCATCATGGAACTACTTAACCCAATGAGCAAAGCGGATTTTCCCGCTTTTACCGCAACAGCAGGCGCTAGTGCTGGCAACACAACCGCATGGAACGCTGGCCCACAAGGTGTGCTAGTGTGGGCTGACGTGCCTTGCTATGTTGAGGTGGGTGTTGGGGCTGTTGCCACCAGTGCCAGCACACCAATCCCCGCTTTCACACCTATTCCGTTTGTTCTAACACTCAGCACAAGCGGCGCGCCTTGGCGTGTCAGTGTGATACGAATTGGTAGCACAGACGGCATTGCGTACTGCAAACCAATTAACAAGCAATGAGCTTTGGTGTCGCACTTCGCAACGCCGTAGGCATTGGCCTTGGTGGCATTGTCACGTTGTTTACTGGCACACGCGGTGGTGGTGTTGGGGTAGACAATTTGCTGTGCGAAAATGGTGACAATCTCGTCCAAGAGGACGGTGGCTTGATTCTTTTGGAGTGACCTAAATGGCCGTATTTCTCTCCCCTGTGGGCGGTGCTGCAACGCAGTTCTTTGACAACTACGGCGTCATTTTATCTGGCGGGAAGTTATTCACTTATTCTGCTGGTACAACTACCCCTGCCGCCACGTTTACAACAATTGCGGGTAATGTTGCCCACACTAATCCTATTATTTTGGATTCCGCTGGCCGAGTGCCAAGCGGTGAAATATGGCTAACAAGCTCAACACAATATAAATTTGTGTTGCAGACTTCTTTAAACGTACTAATTGCCACTTATGACAATCTTTGGGGTATTGGTGCTGCTGGTGGCTCTGAGGTTAGCTCTCCTGTAATTTTTAACACTTCAGGTAACGGCTCAACTACCGTATTTTCATTAGGCGCTTCGCCAACCAGTGAAAACACCACAAATGTGTATATCAACGGTGTGTATCAGCAAAAGAATACATACACAGTGGTTGGGGCCACATTAACCTTTTCAACCGCACCGCCAACTACTTCAAGCATTGAAGTATCATTTACTTAATCGGAGTTCATTATGGCTGACGCAAAAATTTCCGCACTACCCGCCGCAACCACGCCCGTTGCGGGCACGGAAGTATTGCCGATTGTTCAAGCTGCAACAACAGTAAAGCTGGCTATCTCTGACATTACCCCAGGTCTTAGCGTTATCACAACAGCTAAAGGTGGCACTGGTCAAACGTCTTTGGCAGCGGCTAATATTCCTGTTACCAATGTAGCCAACACCTTTACTGGTACTCAGACATTTTCAGGCACATCATCTGCTCAAGCCATTGTCCTAAACGATGCGGCTGAAGTGGCTACAGTTTCAGCTACTGCGGCTACTGGAACGATTAACTACGACATTACCACTCAGTCTGTCTTGTACTACACCACCAGTGCAAGTGCTAACTGGACTGTTAACTTCAGAGGTTCTAGCGGTACATCACTCGATACTTTGATGACTACAGGTCAATCAATGACTGTGGCTTTTTTGGTGACTCAAGGTGCTACGGCTTACTACAATTCTGCTGTGCAGATTGATGGCACGACATCTGGAGTCACGACACGTTGGCTAGGTGGTGCGCCTACTGCGGGAAATGCAAGTGGCATTGATAGCTATCGTTATTTGATTATCAAGACAGGTAGCGCGACTTTTACAGTCTTGGCAAGCAACACACAATTTAAGGCTTAAACCATGCCATTACAAGCAACTTCTGGTGCGGCTAGTTACGATGCCTTTGGTGGTGGCGCGCCTGCTGGTGGTGCTAACTACATTGAGGATGTGTTTAGCACATATCTTTATTTAGGGACAAATTCGGCACAGACAATTACCAACGGAATTGATTTGGCGGGCAAAGGCGGCCTTATTTGGCAGAAACAGCGTACATCTGCCATTAGGCATAGATTATTTAGTACAGCTTTGGCTCTAGGTGATGAATTAGCATCAAATTTAACAAGTGCGGTAACTAATGCTGGAAATGTAACGGCATATTCTTCTACTGGTTTTTCTATTGGCTCAAATATAAGTGACGTTGGGGAAACCTACGTCACTTGGACATTCCGCAAGCAACCAAAGTTTTTTGATATTGTGACTTATACGGGCGATGGCGTTGCTGGCAGAACCATTGCACATAATCTTGGTTCAACTCCTGGCTGTATGATTGTTAAATGCACAAGCGCAGGAAGTTTTTGGAGTGTTTACCATAGGTCAACAGGTGGCACACAAGTAGGACTTTTAAATGCAACTAGTTCATTTAGTGCGTCTTCTGCATATTGGAATGATACCGATCCAACATCAACTGTTTTTACTGTTGGTATTACGGGTAATGTAAATGATTCAGGTCAAACCTACGTAGCCTACTTATTCGCCCATGACGCAGGAGGCTTTGGTCTGACGGGTACGGACAATGTGATTTCGTGTGGGTCGTTTACTGCTACAACTAATATGTCTGTCAATTTGGGGTATGAACCTCAATGGTTAATGTTTAAAAAATCCAGTGCGGCGCAAGATTGGGTGATAGTAGACAATATGAGAAGGTGGGATTATCAAGAATCTAGAGCACTCAAACCAAATCTTGCTGATGCGGAAAATGCGCCTTTGTACTGCACACCAACTGCAACAGGGTTTTCTTCAGTTTCTGGTTTTGATACAGGCTCAACCTATATCTACATAGCCATTCGCAGAGGCCCGATGAAAGTGCCTACTGTGGGGACTAGTGTGTTTGCGCCTGTTGCTTCAAATGCTTCAACTGGAACTTCACTTACGACAAACTTCCCTATTGATTTGCAAATGACTGCATTAAGGCCTGGCAATGCAGGCAATACTACATTTAGCACTCGTCTTATTGGTATTAACAGCCAAAACACAGCAGTACTTACGCCTTATCTTGTATCTTCTTCAACTGCGGCAGAAACTACTGGTAGTGTGACTCGCTATTGGACAAACACTGGTTTTCAAATGCCAGGTGCTTTTGCGGGAACGGACACAATTTTTTGGAATCTGCAACGTGCCCCCTCCGTATTTGATGTGGTTTGCTATACAGGAACTGGAAGCGTTTTATCTTTGACACATAACTTAACAGTAGCTCCAGAGTTTATTCTTATAAAATCTAGGTCTGACAGTAGCTATTGGATAATTGGTGCTAACTTTGGCGCGTCTACGTATGCTTTAAAAGACGATTGGGGGTATAACGCTTCTAATGCAAGCAGGGCATATTCATCAACTGTTGGCTTTAATGCTCAACCAACTTCAACGACAGTTTCTTTAAGTACCAATTCTGCTCTCAATGTTTCCGCAAGTACCTATGTAATGTATATGTGGGCTACCTGCGCTGGTGTTTCTAAAGTTGGCACATACACAGGTACAGGCGCATTACAAACCATCAACTGTGGTTTTACGTCTGGCGCAAGGTTTGTGTTGATTACTCGTATTGGTGTTGTTGGTGATGTAAACACTTATGTTTATGACTCAGCCCGTGGAATTTCATCAGGTAATGACCCCTATCTTTTGCTTGAAACTACATCCGCTGAAGTAACAGGTACTAATTATGTAGATACAACGAGCACGGGTTTTCAAGTCACAGCCGCAGCACCTGCAGGTTTAAATGCCTCTGGTGGCTCTTACATCTTCTTGGCTATCGCATAAGGAATCATCATGCAAATCAGAATTAAAGAATCAGGCGCAGTCATGTACGAAAGTGAATTTCGTGCATATCAACAATCCAATGGTGGCCCATCATGGGAAACAACAACAACTGAAGTCTTAGAGGCTTTGGGTGCTGATGTAGTCTTTGAAGGCGCACAAGCTACTGGTGGTGACCACTACCAATACTCTCAAGCAGATGGTGTCGAGCAGATTGATGGCAAGTGGTACACAAAACACATCCTTGGGCCAGTGTTTACAGATACACCCGCCACAGAAGAAGCCCCTGCTAAAACAGCCGCAGAACATGAGGCCGCATACAAAGCAGCCAAAGACGCTGAACAGGCCAAGTCTGTGCGTCAAAGCCGTGATGACAAACTCAAAGAAACAGATTGGGTTGTGATTAAAAACTTGGAAGCAAATGCCAACATACCTAATGTTTGGGAAGTTTATCGCCAAGCATTAAGGGATGTACCTACACAAGAAGGCTTCCCTTGGACAATCGTTTGGCCTACGCAACCGGAGTAAGACATGGCACTTACAAAAGTTTCTTATTCGATGATCACTGGCGCACCAGCCAATGTGCTTGACTTTGGTGCTGACCCAACTGGTGTGGCAAATAGCCAGCCAGCGATCCAAGCCGCCATCAATTCAGGCGCAGTTGAGATCATTATTCCATCGGGGACATACCGCCTAAACTCTGGTTTAACAATCAGTAAGAATAATGCCGTTAAAAAGATCAGCGGCTTTGACATGTCAACAACTCTAAAGTTGTACACGGCTACTACTGCGTCTATTTTTGACATTCAATATATTGCACCGCCCCCTGAGACAAAACAGTTTTTCACCATTGAGAACCTGATTCTTGATTCCAACGGCACAAAGGCCGATGCCTTTTTAACCTACGGCATTTTCTCTACTGGCACGTCTTACGCCCAATTTAACAACATTCGTGCGACTAACTTCAGTGGTTCTGGTTGTGAAATTAAGGGTTGCGTTTACATTGGGATTAACAACTATACGGCTGGTGAATGCCGATACGGTTTAGCTTTTGAACTGAACTTGGGAACTGCTTGCACCTCGGTTGTGGTTGATCGTGCGTATATATCTGGTTGCTTGCGTGGCATCACGCAGACCAACGCCAACAACATGACATACATTAACTGCGTCATTGAGTACAGTGGCAGTAGCACGACAACTGATGGTGCGATTCACCTTGCTGGTGGTATGGCTGAAATCATCACGCCTTACTTTGAAATCAATGGCAGAAACTTTGTCAGTATTGAAGGCTCACCAGTTATTGTGCAACCTTATGGTTGGACAAGCGGCACTGCGGCTAACGTCGTCACCTATGGTGCTTTATCGTTTGATGAACGTGGCGTAACGCTACAGTATCCCTACAATTTATATCTGCCAAGAATTAACGCAGACATTACGTCCAATCGTGATTTGGTGATTGGTACAAATCTCACTGTGCCTGTTGCTGGCGGTAGCGTCATTTTTGGTAACGAGACAATGGATTCTGCCAATGGGTTTCTTACTAATGGCGCATGGTCAAACACTTACGCTATCCCTGCATCTGAAAGCACAGGGTCAGCCGCTAACTCAAAAGCATTGTATGAGTACACATGCTATGCGGGTGCAGCCGATCTAAGCACAGGTTTTGATGCTGGCACGATTATGAATGGCACATTGCGTAGCTACTCTGGCTCAAATCCTGCTTGGTTAAGATTGGTGGGTGGTAGCTTGGCATCAGTAGCAATCACTGGTACTGCGGGTCAGTTTAGTTGCACAGCCTCAACATTGACTGAGGGAATGGCCGTAACGATTGCGGGAACATTTGGCGGTACAGGTTCTATTACGGGTTACACCGATCCTAAGACATACTACATTATCACCACAAACGGCACGACAACATTTACTTTGTCTAGCACCTATAACACGGGTACTTTGTCAACAGTTGTAATTACTGGAACTTCTGGGCAATTTAGCTGTGCTGCCACAACATTGACTGTTGGCGCATCGATCACAATCTCTGGCACTTTGGGTGGCACTGGAACAATTACAGGTTACAGCGACCCAACAACCTATTACATCATTGCCACTAATGGAAGCACAACATTTACCTTGTCTGCGTCTGTAGGCGGTGTAGCAATAACAACAACTGTGGGAACGCCAACAGGCTTGACCTATACATTGGGTAACGTAGCCCTGACAACAACCGCTGGCACGCCAACAGGTCTGACCTACACCATTCCTAGTTATGTTCAGATGAATGTTACGAGTACAACTTACGGCTTGACATATAAAATTGTCATGCGTAGGGTATTCCCAGGCGTTGCTGTATAAATTAGTGTAAGATTAAACTGTATCGGCCCAGTTGACCGAGGAATCTTAGGATTCAGAAAAAATGACTCAAGAAGTCCAAGCCCTAGCGGAAGTAGACTCCGCGCCAACCACGGATGTGACGGCCACACCTGAAGTTGCTGAAAGTACGCCGGAAGTCGCTGAGAATCAAGTCGAGCAAGCTGAAGAGAAAAAATACTCCCAAGCTGAAATTGACGCGATGATTGGCAAACGCCTCGCAAGAGAGCAACGTAAGTGGGAAAGAGAACAATTAAATCGGTCTGCGGAAACGCAAATCGTGAAAGCTGCGCCAACTGCATCCGTTGACCAGTTTGAAAGCCCTGAAGCCTATGCGGAAGCATTGGCCTATCAAAGAGCTGAAGAACTGATTGCCAAACGTGAAGCGGCCAAGCAGCAATCGGCTGTTCTTGAGAGTTATCACGATCTTGAAGAAGAAGCTAGGACAAAGTACGACGATTTTGAACAAGTCGCCTACAACCCTAAACTTCCTATTACCAACGTGATGGCTGAAACGATCCAGTCTTCGGACATTGGGCCTGAGTTAGCGTACTACCTTGGCTCAAATCCAAAAGAAGCGGATCGAATCTCACGCATGACGCCACTCGGTCAGGCGAAAGAAATTGGGAAAATTGAGGCCAAATTGGTTTCAACGCCCCTGATTAAGAAAACAACATCTGCGCCAGCGCCGATTTCTCCTGTCACCGCACGCTCCGTTGGAGTGTCGGCTTATGACACTACTGATCCAAGGTCTACCAAGACCATGACGGATTCGCAGTGGATTGAAGCTGAACGCAAACGACAGATAAAGAAGTGGGAAGCGCAGAACCGCTAAAACTTTGACTTTTTTGAAAGGACTGAAATGTCTAATAGTATTCTGACGATTGACATGATCACCCGTAAGGCTCTCGAAATCCTCGAGAACAACTTGGTGATCACCCGTAACGTAAACCGCCAATATGACGACTCTTTCGCTGTTGAAGGCGCAAAAATCGGCTCTACATTGCGTATCCGTTTACCTGACCGCGCTTTGGTTACTGACGGAGCCGCCTTGCAAGTGCAAGACGACAACGAGCAGTTCACCACACTGACTGTTGCTTCACAAAAGCACATCGGTGTTAACTTCACATCTGCTGAATTGACCATGCAATTGGACGACTTTGCAGAGCGTGTGTTAAAGCCTCGTATCAGCCAATTGGCATCTTCTATTGATGCTGACGTGGCCAATGCGTACAAATCCATCGGTAACACCGTTGGTACACCTGGCACTACGCCCGCAACTTCTTTGGTCTTGCTCCAAGCCCAACAGAAGCTGAACGAAAACGCCGCTGTGATGAACCCCCGTTACGCCACTGTCAACCCTGCCGCTAACGCTGGTTTGGTTGAAGGCATGAAGGGTTTGTTCAATCCTACAGACACCATCAGCAAGCAGTTTAAGAACGGCATGATGGGCACTGGCGTGTTGGGCTTTGACGAGATCAACATGTCTCAGTCTATCAAGCAGCACACAACTGGCTCACGCGTTGCCACTGGTAACTCTGTGACCACCACTGTGGCTTCTCAAGGCGCTGCAAGCATTGCTTTGACTATTGGCTCTGGCCTGACAGTTAAAGCCGGTGACGTGTTCACTGTTGCTGATTGCTTTGCTGTGAACCCACAGACCCGTGAATCCACTGGTTCGTTGTTCCAGTTCGTAGCTTTGGCTGATGCAACTGCTGTTAGCACTGCAATCACTGTGACTGTTGCTCCTATCTACACTTCTGCCAATGCTTTGGCCACCGTGGACAGCTTCCCTACCGCTGGTAAGGCCGTTGTGTTCGTTGGTGCGGCTTCTAGCCAGTACGCTCAGAACTTGGTCTATCACAAAGATGCGATCACGTTTGCCACTGCGGACTTGTTGTTGCCACAAGGCGTTGACATGGCTGCTCGCGCAGTTCACAACGGTATCTCTTTGCGTGTCGTGCGTCAGTACGATATTAACAATGACCGTATGCCTTGCCGTATTGACGTTTTGTACGGTTTCAATACGATCCGTCCACAAATGGGCTGCCGCATCTGGGGCTAATCTGAACGGGGCTTCGGCCCCTTTCGTCTTAACATCTTTTTAAGGAAATTATCATGGCTTTACCTAATGGCGCAGGCGGTTATCAAATTGGTGACGGCAACTTGCTCGAAGCACAACTGACGGTTCAAACTATTCCCACAACCTTGACTGGCGACACTACGTTGACCGCTGATCAAGTAGTTGTTGGTTTGGTTGTTTGCAACAAAGGCAGCGATGCTACATTGACCGTGACTCTGCCCACAGCAGCGTTGCTTGATGCAGCCGTTCCTAGCGCAAAAGTTGGCTCTGCTTTTGAGTTAACAATCTGCAACAACAACAACACCGGAGCATCGTCTACCGTTCCTGTTACCACAGGCACTGGCGTTACGATCTTTGGTTCTGTGACTGTTCCACGTTTCGGCGCACACACATACCGTTTTGTGCGTACTGGCGACGCGGCTTACTCGGCCTTCTTGAAGTAAACAATGGGGGCTTCGGCCCTCATTTTAAAAGGAACAACTATGACCTCTAATACCAAATCAATTGGCGTTGCTTTTGAAGACCAAGACATCATTGGGTCTAACTTTGTACTGGCTGGTGGCGAGTTGGGCTACACCGCAGAAGCAAGCGGCACAGTGACTCAATTGACAGACAAGTCCACAGCGGTCACGCTGAACAAGTCTGCTGGTCAGATCACACTGAACGGCGCCTCTTTGGCAAACATTACAAATGTTTCGTTCACTTTGAACAACAGCACAATCAGCGCCAATGATGTTGTAATTCTGAGCGTTGCGTCTGGTGCTACCGCTGGTGCTTACAACTGCTGGATTTCTAGCAAAACCTCTGGAAGTTGCGTAATCACAATACGCAACTTTTCGGGAGGGGCGCTGTCTGAGGCTTTTGTACTAAACTTTGCTGTACTCCACGTCCTGTAAACCAAAAGGGGGCTAATCACCCCCTTTTCTAATATGAACATTACTCTAGTCCATCCTGTCCACGGCGCTAAAATTGCCACAATGGAACTTGAAGCCGAAACAGATGAAAAAAATGGCTGGACTCGTTATAATCCAGATACGTCTTCTGAACTTGAAGCGGCTCCTGTAAACGTGCTGGAAGTTAAACGCCGTAGAAAAGTGACTACTGAAGAGGTCTAAGCATGACAACGTACACCGCTGGCGAACAAATCAATCGGGCGCTTCGGCTCCTTGGCGTGCTTGCTGAAGGTGAAACGCCCTCTGCGGCCACGTCACAAGACGCTTTGATGGCGCTCAATCAGATGATTGACAGTTGGAACACTGAGCGTTTGTCGGTGTTTTGCACAGAAGATCAGGTTTTTACTTGGCCTGCAAGTCTTATCAGCCGCACACTTGGCCCAACAGGTGACTTTGTAGGCAACCGTCCTATTTTGCTAGACGATGCAACATACTTCAAAGCGCCTAGTGGCGTGTCGTATGGCATCAAGATGATCAACCAACAGCAGTACAACGGTATTGCTGTTAAGACCGTTACGTCCACGTTCCCACAAGTTATGTGGGTCAACATGACGTTTCCTGATATTGAGATATACCTCTATCCAAGGCCCACGGAAAACTTAGAGTTTCATTTTGTGTCGGTGCAAGAATTAGACAAGCCCGCTACCTTGTCAACAGTGTTGGCTTACCCGCCTGGCTATCTGCGTGCGTTCACATACAACTTGGCTATGGAGTTTGCCCCTGAGTTTGGCGTTGAGCCAAGCCCACAGGTTCAGCGTATTGCCATGACTTCTAAGCGTGATCTCAAGCGCATCAACAACCCAGATGACGTGATGGCACTGCCTTACGCATTAGTGGCCAACCGCCAGCGTTTCAACATCTATGCCGGTAACTACTAATGAAGACGCCGATTCTTGGCTCTAGTTATGTGGCACGCAGCGTCAACGCTGCGGATGCCAGAATGGTCAATCTTTTTCCTGAGATTGTTCCTGAGGCTGGTAAAGAGCCTGCGTTCCTAAACCGCGCCCCAGGCTTGCGTTTGCTCAACACCATTGGCACTGGCCCGATTCGTGGCCTATGGGCTTTCTCATCAAACGATGGCATTGCCTTTGTCATATCGGGCATTGAGCTTTATAAAATCGACAATGCTTATGCGGCCACATTGATTGGCACGGTGTATGGCACTGGAGCAGTTAGCATGGCCGACAATGGCACGCAACTGTTCATTGCGGCCAACGGCCCTAGTTACATCTACAACAACACAACAGGCGCATTTGGGCAGATTACTGACCCAGACTTCCCAGGCGCGGTGACGGTGTGCTTTCTAGACGGCTACTTTGTGTTTAATGAGCCAAATAGCCAAAAGATGTGGGTCACTGAATTGCTTGATGGCACGTCCATTGATCCTTTAGAGTTTGCTAGTACAGAAGGCTCACCTGATGGGCTAGTCGCCGTGGCGTCCAACTTCCGCGAAGTATGGGCGTTTGGCACAAACTCAATTGAAGTCTGGTACAACACCGGATCGACTGATTTCCCTTTGCAACGCATTCAAGGTGCGTTTAATGAGTTAGGTTGCGCAGCGCCTTACTCAGTGGCCAAAATGGACAATGGCTTGTTCTGGCTTGGCCGTGACCGTCGTGGCCAAGGTATTATCTACCGCGCCAATGGTTATACAGGTGTTCGCATTTCAACCCACGCGGTTGAATGGCAGATTCAGCAGTACAGCGATTTAACTGACGCTATTGGCTACACATACCAGCAAGACGGCCACAGTTTTTATGTACTGATTTTTCCTAACGCTAACACAACGTGGGTCTATGACGCGGCAACGCAAGTGTGGCATGAGCGTGCTGGTTTTATTGACGGAGAGTTTACCCGTCATCGTAGCAATTGCCAGATGGCATTCAACAACCTGGTTGTTGTTGGCGACTACCAAAATGGCAACATCTATGCGTTTGACTTAGATGATTTTAGCGACAACGGGGGCATCCAAAAATGGCTGCGTTCTTGGCGTGCATTGCCTACGGGCACAAACACTCTTAAAAGAACAACCCAACACACCCTGCAACTTGACTGCGAGTCTGGCGTAGGCTTAAACCTTGGCCAAGGCAGTGAGCCTCAAGTCATGCTCCGCTTCTCAGATGACGGTGGCCACACTTGGTCAAACGAGCATTGGCGGTCTATGGGAAAAATCGGCGAATATTACAAGCGTGTAATTTGGCGTCGTTTAGGCATGACGGTTAAATTGCGTGACCGCGTGTATGAGTTGTCGGGCACTGACCCTGTGAAAATTACGATCATGGGCGCTGAACTCATTTTGAGTCCAACGAATGCCTAGCCCTAACGCTACACCAACGCCAGTCACGCCCCCGCGAGTGCCGCTGACTGACCCTCGCACGGGCTTAATTGACCGTGCTTGGTTCATGTTTTTTGTGTCGCTATATAACGCAAGCGAAGAAAAAGGCGGCGACATTAACCCTGATGTTGTGTCTCTGGTTGCGTCTTATGATGAGTTTTTGCGGACTATCAGTCAAGAATTGCAGACCTTACCGCCAAGTTTAGAATCTCAAATAGCTGAACTGCAAAAGCAGATTGAGGCTTTAGAGTTACAACCTGTTAGCGTTAGCGTGGTCGCTTCAGGCGGCTCAACATTAACTGCGCCAGTGACTGTAACGGCCAATTATTCGATTGCCGATACAGACGCTTGGATTATCAACAACAAGACTGGCTCGGCCTTGATATTGACGTTTCCTAGCCCCTCGGCGTGGTCTGGCCGTGTCATCACGGTTAAGAACATGCAGGCTCAGTTGGTTAACTCAGCATCAAGCAACATTGTGCCGCTAGATAGTACGTCGGCTGGCACTGCAATTCTCTTGGCAGTTGTAGGAAATTGGGCGACAATGGTGTCTGACGGCACTAATTGGGTCATTATGCAAGCTGCCTCTAACAACAATTTGCTTTTGGAGTAAACCATGACTGTCACAGTAAAAGTTCTTGTACCGGCAAAATTTGCCGAGGCAACCCAAACAACGCAGTACACCTCAACGGGTGTTACAACCCTTATTGACAAATTTACGGCCACCAACATTACTGCGTCGGCCG